AGTTATTGATTCAACTGACTCTTTCCTATCGTTAGATATTATTATGTACGGATTATTAGAAATTCTAGAGCCTCTACTTCCTATTCTAATACTATTCCCATGCCTACCTTCTAAAACCATATCTCCATGTAAATCTAATCCATGCATTTTTTCAAATGCAGCCATAAATGGCTTAGATAATCTTTTAACAGTTGAATCCTTATGAAAGTTTTTTCCCATCCCAGCTAAGGTTCCCTCTCTAACGCTACTTTCTCCGCCTTCTCTTAAATCCCCAAATCTATCTAAGAATTTTCTCCAATGTGCTGGGTTAAACCTCGTTTCATTATAATTTGGATTATTTTGGGAATTGAGAGGACCTAAATAATAGTTCACGTTTCCAAAGGTGCATAGGATAACTTCATCTCCTCTAACTGGAACATCAGCCCATCCTCTTAATAATGGATAGTATTGAATTCCTTCGTCTGGAAGATCTTCCATTCCTTCGCTTATCTGTGGAAGTGCATATATTGAATTTGTATCCCTAGCGGACTTCCAACCTGGAATCTCACTATTAACTAGGACTTTCAGTACTCTTCCTTGGACAAACTGAAGCCAAAGAAGCTGAGGTTCCTTATTCTTAAATATCTTTCCTGGACCTGATGGAAAGACCGGATCTACTTCTACGAACTGCGATCCCATTTAACTTTCCATAAATGAAGGACTCTTATCTTCAGCCTTATTTAATCTATCCGATTCTTTCTGTAGGTCCTCGACCGTGTCCTGTAACGTTAGCATTAATTCTTCCTTTTCTGATTCTGATAAGGCTAGCCCATCGCTCTCTCCAACTTGAGATCTGGTGATGATTCGCTGAAGAACGCTGGCCAGCTTTACTAAATGTTCATCGTTCTTTACGGACACATCCATGAGCTCCTTTATGATTGGAGCTACCATGACTGCGTCATCCACAGTCTTAATAAACCCATGTATTTCCTGAATCAATAAATCTATTTGAAGCTTTTTATTTTTAGAGTTATCGTATATGTTTTTCATTAGATCTTCAAAGGTCATTCCTTCAAAGATTTTCATATTATTATTATTCATGATTTTTCCGGTTGATACATATAAATGACCTATTATTCATATATAAATATCTAAGTTTCTAACTTTCCAATAAAACAAAAAAAGGACAACAGTCAGTTGTCCTTTTCTAAAGATGTCCTTAAAAACTAAAGAATATTATATTATACTGGTAACGCTTCCAGTGTTGCTGAATTCTTTACTTATTTTTGGATAATGCTTTCTCATCATATTCAAAACCTTTGTTATTTCAGACGTTTTAACTCCAGTCATTTCCCTAACTAGTAAGTATATGGCCTTTTTATTAAAATTTTCTACCTTATCTACTCCTTTCATAAGTTCTAATACAGAGTACATTATTCTCAAATCGCTGGTCTTCTTAAATATCTGCTCTCCTTTGGTCTCAAAATAGAAAACTATCTGTTCAGCAAAATCTTTAGCATATCGACCAACATCATCGACTGTTCGTTTAGAAATAGAATGTTGAATTATCTCTGTTATATTAGAATCAATATCGTTGTGCGATTTTAATTTCTTGTAATTAGCATTATTGTGAAATATTAGATAATTTTTAGCTACTACTGAAAAATAGCTGAAAGCCTTAAATCCTTTAGTTGAATCATATTTGTGCATGTTTAAAACTAAAAATGCAATGACTTCGTGTTTTACGTCGTTAAATCTAGAATCAAAGTACGAAAACTTAAAGGTGTTGATTATGCTTTCACAAAGCTTATCAAAGGCGTATTTTATCTTATCTCTATAAAGGGCATTTCTAATCATCGAATCTGTCTCATTGTTGTACTGCTCTATTGCAGCTTGAACTTCCTCATCAAAATACATTCGTTTATTTTTTTTCTTTATTTTTTTCTTTATTATTTTTTTAGTCATTATGGTCTTCCTCTAGTTCAAATAGATCATTCAGTAGCTCTTGTAAGTCTTTAAGTTGTTTAAAAAAAAATCCTGTCTCATCGTCTGATTCATAATGTCCATCCGAATCCACCATCTTCATTTTATCAGTAGCTATCTCCACGATTTGCTGAAATTGTAAAAGGTACTCTTCCATCGTCGATATCCTTCTCAACGATAAAACTATTAAATACGATATAAATACTGAATACAGTATTGCTACGCCTAGTACTATTTCTAAAATCACGGTTTAAATAACTCGTCAAATTGTTTTTTCAATTCAACTAAATTTTTTTCTTCTTTCGTTGATCTGTTGTTACTAATAGACTTAGTAAATTCTTTCTTTGATAGTGTATCTATATTGCGGCTGTTTGTATATTGTTCCTTTTCTATCCTAGCAGCCATGCTATCAGCCTGATGAACTATAAATGGTAAATTATATCGTAACTGATTTTCTTCTAAATATGACATGTAATATGGTTCATTGGCCTTATCATACAGTCCATCTGTTAGTTTTATTCCTAAATACTCACATTCAGTTATATCAACCTTAAACTTTCCAAGAAGCCATATTGCTCTGTCAGGAACAGACATGTATTGAAGCTCTGGATTATGATTATATATTTTTCCTTGATTTTTTCTGTGCCATTCTGATTCATTGGGAATATAGTAATCGTTTTCTAAATCTCCTACCTTTCCTAGATCATGGTGAAGGGCCACAAATATAACTTCACTTTCAGAATAATTTGAAACATCTGCTCCATTATTTTTCCATAAGTTATATATCGTTCTGCTAAAATTTACTACTCTTAAAACGTGATCTACATATCCACCAGGAAAACAGTTATGATAATAGTTTCTTCCAGAAGCCGGAGCTAAAACCATTCTCTCTTCAAAATGATGATACATATTAAGAAGTTTTTCTCGTCGATCATTAGGCGGATCGCCAGTTCCTTCTGGAAATGTATCCTTTATAAGTTGTATTAACTGATTCCAATTTTTTTCTAATTGTTCTGAATTAAGATTCATGTAACCTCCAATTTGATTTACTATAATATAATACTTTTTTTTGAATAATGAAACAGTTATTTTTATTTTTTTTAATGCTGCGGTAAAATTAATCACCGCAGCATCAACTTAACTACTTGTTAGAAGTTACGTGCTCTCCAACATTGCCTGCTGCATATATTCCAAAGACCCATTTCATAAATTCGGCCCATCCAACAAAATCAGTATGGCCCATAAATAGAGCCCCTGTTGATGATAGAAATAATACAATCGCACAAAGTAGTTTTCTGCTTTTTAGGTTCATCCTAACCTCCTGGTTATTTGTTCCATAGTCCTAATACTACCAATAGGGCCAAAAGGCCAGCAAAGCCGCCACTTGTAAGTTGCCCTATAATTCCCATTAGGTTAGCAATAACATCTATTCCGAACATACCACCTTCAAAGACTATTGAAGTGAATATGCCAAGAACGATGACACTAGATAAGATTGAAGTTAATCCATCTACGCCATCATTTACCATTGCTACTACGTTCTTCATGTTCATCGCATTTCTCCGGTTGTTTTTATTGTCAACGCGTGTAACTAACGAAACCGCGTATAACCAAATAACCGTTAAAAAATCGTGGACCTGTGGGGATTCGAACCCCAGTCCAGCCTATACTCAATAGTGAGTCGTTACAGCTTAGCTAATTTCCATTGGTAGAAATCAGCAAACAACCATGTGGATTTCTTTTACAGAACATATCCATTAACTGATGCATTTATACTCTAGCATATTGAGTTGTTTGTCTAACTTATTTTATGCTCAGGCGTCAGACGGCCTAAGGACTTATGCGTAAGCATAAGACGATTGGTAAGCCTGCTCAGCGCCAATAAATGGTGCTGAATCAGTATCGGCCAAATGCCAATCTATTACCAATCCTTGTAGCGTATTATCGCCAGCTTGATCGTTGAGTCTTTTGTTACGAGACATACTCAATCTCTGCTGCGCTCATTATCAACATACACCTGTCGATACCGATCAGGCCCATATTTTAATTGTAATTCTTTAAAACTAGTCATAGCTATTGTCTGCATATTCGTCTAAAAATGTTTTTTCTAAAAGTCTTTCTAGTATTTCTAAAGCTAACTCGACTTTTTCCCAATCCTCAAATTCTAAAGCTTCTCGTAACATCTCTATTACTGGCTCTAAATTTATATCCATGATATTGCTCCATGCTAAGATTCTCCAAACTGTTCAGAAGTTATAAGTTTATTATATTTTTTAAATTCTTCTTCCATCTCTCCGATATCGGAAAGTCTTTTTAAAAGATTTAAAATCGCGTCTTCCTCTTCAAGTCTATGAGTATCGTGTTCTTCTCCACCGTCATCCATAAATATAAAGGAATTAACTGTTTTTATGAGCTTATCCAGTTTAATCATCATGCCTATAAAAAACTGACGATCTTCCCACATCATAGATTCTAAGTTTGAAACCTTTTCGAGCAATTGATTTAGTTTTTGTTCCATATAAAAATAAATATCAAGTTAATCTTGATTAATTTCGGGAATTGTTAAACTAACGGTATTTAACAACTCGCCATCTATATCGTAAGGCCATTGATATTCTCCATAACGTTCATCCTCAGTCTTCCACTTTTCTAAAATCATATGTTTTAATTCTGAAAGTTCAATATTAGTAGTGGACATTTCATGATTTATTTTTTGTAGTTCTGACATGATCGTCTTGAGTGTTTGATTTAATTCATTCATATAAACCTATTTTATATAAATATAACACCAAATTTTGTAAATTAAAACTATTTTTTAGATCGTTATCCA